ATCAATCTTTTCACCAAAAATGCCAGCACTACCACCCGTTCAACCTTTGCCTGAACCGCCATCAACAGAACTATCACAAGAAGAAAAAGATGAAATTGCAGCGGAGCAAGCAGCACTAGAAAGAAAAAGAAAAGGTAGAAAGTCAACTATCTTAACTGGACCTTTAGGTATTGAGGAAGAAGCGGAAGTGCAAAAGAAAACTTTATTAGGATCATAATATGGGAGGAAGTCCAGCAAGAGCAGTTACAAGAATAGTTAAACCATCTCGACCTGCACCTGCACCCGTAACAGTAGCTCCTACAACAGCAGAAGTTTCTCAAGCAACAGCAACTAGCATGGATGGATATGATTCAAGAAAAACAAAAGCTAAAGGTAGATCAATGACAATAATGACAGGACCTGGCGGAGTAGAAGATCAAACAGTAACATTAGGTAGAAAGAGTTTATTAGGAGCATAATGGCAAGAAAAACTTTTAGACAATTAATAAAACCCGTAGCAAGAGTTGCTACAAGAATAAGAAATAAAGCATATACTAAATCATATTCTAAAGGTAAAAGAACTAAGGCAATAAAAAAATTTAGTTTAAACTATCCAGATTTAACAATTAATAAAAAAAGTTTACTAGGACAATAATGGCAAAAACAGATTTAACAAAAAAACTATTAACAAGATTTAGCAGACTAGAAGGTCAAAGACAAAACTGGGAAACGCATTGGCAAGAAGTAGCAGATTACATGATGCCAAGAAAATCAGATGTAACGAAAAAAAGAACACGTGGCGATAAAAGAATGGAACTTATCTTTGATAGTTCTCCTTTACAAGCCTTAGAATTATTAGCAGCATCATTACATGGTATGCTTACAAACCCATCTACACCTTGGTTTACGTTAAGATTTAAACAAGACAATGTTGAAAATGAAGATGAAGCTAAACTGTGGTTGGAGTCTGCAACAGATGCAATGTACACAGCATTTAATAGATCAAACTTTCAACAAGAAATATTTGAATTGTATCATGACTTGATTACCTTTGGTACAGCAGCAATGTTTATCGAAGAAGATGAAGAAGATTTTATAAAATTTTCTACAAGACACATTGATGAAGTTTACATTGCGGAAAATGATAAAGGTAGAATTGATACGATCTATAGAAGATTTAATTTATCAGCAAGAGCTGTGGTGCAAAAATTTGGCACAGCAGTATCACAAGATATATTAGTATTAGAAAAAAAAGACCCATACAAAGAAGTTGAGATTGTACACGCAGTTTATCCAAGAGCAGACTTTGATCCTAATAAAAAAGATAAAAAGAATATGCCATTTGAATCTGTGTATATGGAATATAAAAATGGTAATGAATTATCCGTATCAGGATTTAAAGAGTTCCCTTTTGTAGTACCAAGATACTTAAAGGCTTCACATGAAATCTATGGAAGATCACCTGCTATGACAGCTTTACCAGATGTAAAGATGTTAAATGAAATGGTTAAGACAACAATTAAAGCTGCACAAAAACAAGTAGACCCACCTTTATTAGTTCCTGATGATGGTTTCTTATTACCTGTTAGAACTGTACCAGGTGGATTAAATTTTTATAGATCAGGTACAAGAGATAGAATTGAACCTTTAAACATTGGTGCAAACAATCCATTAGGATTAAATATGGAAGAGCAAAGACGAGATGCTATTAGAGCTGTGTTCTATGTAAACCAACTGATGATGCAACAAGGTCCACAAATGACAGCAACAGAAGTTATCCAACGTAATGAAGAGAAGATGAGATTACTAGGACCAGTATTAGGAAGATTACAATCTGAATTATTAAAACCATTAATTGATAGAGTATTTAATATTCTATTAAGAAACAATCAATTACCTCCAGCACCAGAGTTTTTATCTGGTCAGGATATAGAAATTGAATACGTTTCACCATTAGCGAAAGCACAGAAATCCACAGAGTTACAATCTATTATGAGAGCTATTGAAATTCTTGGAAGCATGGCTAATGTAGCTCCTGTATTTGATTATGTTAATTTTGATAATCTTGTTAAACACTTAGCTGATATAGTGGGTGTGCCACAGAAGATATTAAAATCACAAAGTCAAGTTAATGCAGAACGACAACAAGCACAACAACAACAACAGGAGCAAATGCAGATGCAACAAGTTCAACAGTTAGCGAAAGCTGGAGGAGATATAGCTCCACTAGCCAAAGCCTTACCTGAAGAAGCACGAGCCGTTGCAAATGCTGAAGAAGAATAATGGGTCAAGCAAAAGATAAAGAAAAAAACTTTGAAAAATATGTTGAAGGTTTAAAGAAGAACTACAATTATATATTCAATACAGACGAAGGCAAACAAGTCATGTCTGATTTAGAAAAGAGATGCCACCATCATACGACTACCAATGTAAAAGGTGATAGTCATGAGAGTGCATACATGGAAGGACAACGTAGCATCCTTCTATTTATAAAAGCAATGCTACAAAACGATAATGAAAAAGGAAAATAAATATGTCATCAGAACAGATAACACAGGAAACTGTGCCTGTAGAAACGACAACAACTACAGAACCAACCGCAACACCAAGTAATGTTGCTAAGTCCGATACACCTGTATCACCAACAACAGAGACACAACCCGTAGCTAAAACTTGGAAAGAAGCAATATCCGAAGAGTTTAGAAACGATCCAAACATAGAAAAGTTTACAGAGATAGATGCACTTGCAAAGTCATATATCAATGCAACACAAATGATTGGTAAAGATAAAGTTGCTGTACCTAATAAAAACTCAACTGAAGATCAATGGAATGAAGTCTACGATAAACTAGGTAGACCTGAGTCTGCAGATAAATATAGTTTAAATGCAAAGTCAGAGGTTGTTCCTATTGATGAAAATGCAATTAAGCAGTTTGCTGAGAACGCACATCAGTTAGGTTTAAATAATAAACAAGCTCAAGGTATCTTAGAGTTCTATAAAAATAATATGGAAAGTATGGCTCAACAAGCCAAAGTCGATACTGAAACTGCTCAAGCTCAATCTGAACAACAGTTAAGACAAGAGTGGGGTCGAGAGTTTGATACTAATGTTAAGAAAGCTGGAGCATTAGCAAAAGCTAACATGAACCCAGAGATATTAGATATGCAACTTAAAGATGGAATGAGACTTGGAGATCATCCTGAAATTATTAAAGGCTTTGCAAAGATAGCTGGAATGATGTCAGAAGATAAAATAGTTTCTACAGAAAGTGAAAACGTAAGTTCAAACACCGATGTTGAAACAGAAATATCTGATATTATGAATAATAAAGATGGACCTTATTGGAATAAATCACATCCTGACCATGATAAAATGGTACAACAAGTTTATACTTTAAGAGAAATGCTAACTAAATAATTTTTAACCCCTTGTATTTTTTTAAAAATTAATGTAAGGGGTTATTAATAGGACAATTCGTAAGAACCCTATTGACAGTAGGAAAGACTGCGGTCTAACAGACTTTAAATGCAAGAATTGCCTGTCAATTTGACGGAGAACCTTTCTGTTTAACTTAACAATAACAATAAAATGGAGAGACAATTATGTCATCACAAATAACTACAGCTTTTGTACAGCAGTATTCTGCTAACATACAAATGCTATCTCAACAAATGGGATCGTTATTAAGAGACAAAGTCAGACTTGAAAGCGTTACAGGAAAAAATGCTTTCTTCGATCAGGTTGGCTCAGTAACTGCAGTTTTAAAAACTAGCAGACATTCAGACACTCCGCAAATTGATACACCTCACGCAAGAAGAAGAGTATCATTAGCTGATTATGAATTTGCTGATTTAATCGATCAACAAGACAAAGTTAGACTCTTAATAGACCCGACTTCATCTTATGCTCAAGCCGCTGCTATGGCAATGGGAAGAGCTATGGATGATGTAGTAATCAGTGCTGCTCTAGGTACTGCGTTTACTGGCGAAACAGGATCAACATCAACTGCTTTACCTTCAACTCAGAAAATTACTGAGTCAGGTACTGATGGTTTGACGATTGCAAAATTAAGAACTGCAAAAGAAAAGTTCGATTTAGCAAGTGTAGACCCGTCTATCGCTAGACATATAATCGTGTCACCTAGACAAATCACAGACCTATTAGGTACAACTGAAGTAACAAGTTCAGATTTTAACACAGTCAAAGCATTGGCTAATGGTGAAATCAACTCGTTCTTAGGTTTTAACTTTATAGTATCAAACAGACTATCTATCGCATCTTCTAAAAGATCATGTATTGCTTTCGCACAAGACGGCATTGCATTAGGAGTTGGTAAAGATGTTAATGCAAGAATAGACGAAAGAGCAGACAAATCGTATGCGACTCAAGTTTACTACTGCATGAGCATTGGAGCAACAAGAATGGAAGAAGAAAAAGTGGTAGAAGTTCAAGCACACGAAGCATAATAGGAAGGATAAATAATTATGGCAAACTCAATACAACAAGCGAAGATTGCTTCGACTCCTTCTGAAAAAGTAAAAACTAACGAACTCGCAGGTAGAGTGAGAATAGCTTTTGCTGAATATGAAGCGAGTGCAGAACAATCAACAATACATATGTTTAGCATACCAAATGGTGCGAGACTTTTATCAGGAACAGTAGCATACGATGCCTTAGGTTCGTCTACTACAATTTCTGTAGGTTACGCAGCACACAATAAAGCAGATGGTACAACTGAAGCAGCAGACGTAGATCAATACAAAGCTGCAGCAGCATCAACATCAGCAGAAAGTGTAGCAGTGTTAAACACAATCGCATTAGACAAAAATGCAGTAACAGATGCCGACAAAGATGGTGTTCCAGTTACAGTTACATTAGCAGGTGCTAATGGTACTGGTACTATTCAGTTGCAAATGTTATATGCTATTGACTAATCAATAATTTAGGTGGGGGAGAAATCCCCCATCTTTCTTTCATGACAAGAGCAAGATTTGATCCAAGACTCATCAACATTTACAAAGATCCTAAACTTTTGTTGCATTTTGAATGGGGAACGGATAATAAGATTTATAGATATGCTTTAGTTGAAAAAATTGATATAGGTAATATCAACGAATTAACTAAAAAAAAGAAAGATGAAGTTGATCTTTCTCATAAAGAAATTTGGAAAAAATATGGCATCAGTAGTAGATATTTGTAACGGAGCATTAAATCAATTAGGAGCAACTACTATCCTATCACTTACAGAAGATTCAAAGAACGCAAGGTTGTGCAACGCAAGATACACACAAGTTAGAGATTCATTATTTAGATCACACCCTTGGAACTGTTTACAGAAGAGAGTAGAACTAGCAGCAGATACAGCTACACCTGCTTGGGGTTTTAATTATCAATATACATTACCTGCTGACTGTTTAAGATTATTAAGAATATTAGATTACGATTTAGATCACAAAGTAGAAGGTAGAAAGATTTTAAGTAATGCTTCCTCTATGAAAATTTTATATGTAGCAAGAATTACAGATCCTAATGAATACGATGAACTATTAAGAGAAACTTTATCTGCAGCATTAGGAGCAGATATTGCTTATGGAGTTACATCATCTAATCCTGTAACTCAAAATATGTATCAACTATTTCAAGATAAATTAAGGGATGCTAGGTTTGTAGATGCAACTGAAGGTCAAAACAATTCACCTGATCTTGGAATGACAGACGCAATAGAAGCTAGTACCTTTATTAACTCAAGGTATTAAACTATGGCACGAGTTGCTGCACAGCTTACAAACTTTACAGGTGGAGAGTTATCACCACGATTAGATGGTCGAAATGATTTAACCAAGTATGCTGCAGGATGTAAAACATTAGAGAACTTTGTTGTTTATCCTCATGGTGCTGCAGCGAGGAGACCAGGTACAACTTTTGTAGCTGAAGTCGCTAATAGTGCTAACAAAACAAGATTAATCCCTTTTGAATTTTCTACAACTCAAACGTATATGCTTGAGTTTTCTAATTTAAAAATGAGAGTATATAAAGATCGTGGTTCTGTATTAGAGGGAGATAAAACTATTTCTGCAATTACTAAAGCTAATCCAGCTGTGGTAACAGCAACAGGTCATGGTTATTCTAATGGCGATGAAGTTGTTATTAGTGGTGTAGTTGGCATGACAGAAGTTAATGGCAAAAGATTTTTAGTGGCTAACAAAGCAACCAATACATTTGAACTTACAGATAAAGATGGAACGAATATTAATAGTTCTTCATTTACCACTTATACTTCTGGTGGTGTAGCCAATAAAGTTTTTGAAATCACAACACCTTACACAACTGCACAACTGTTTGATTTAAAATTTGCACAATCGGCAGATGTCATGTACATCACCCATCCATCACACGAAGTAGAAAAACTATCTCGTACTGCTCACACAGCTTGGACATTAACTGATGTTGATTTTACTAATGGTCCTTATATGGATGCTAACATTACCACAACAACTTTAAATCCTGCATCACATACAGTAGGTACAGGAGTGGCAGTCGTAGCAAGTGCAGTTACAGGTATTAATAGTGGTAGTGGTTTTTTATCTACTGATGTAGGTCGATTACTTCAGTTTGGAACTGGCTATGGTAAAATTACAGCAGTTGCAGATACATTAAATATTACGATTACTATTATAGAAGATTTAGGATCAGCTACTGCATCCGCAAATTGGTCTCTTGGTTCTTTTTCAGATACGACAGGACATCCATCTTGTGTTACTTTTTTTGAACAACGATTAGTATTTGCAGGTACAACTTCTCAACCTCAAACCATATTCTTTTCTAAGTCTGGTGATTATGAAAATATGGATGCAAACATTGGTGGTACTGTAGCCGATGACGATGCAATTATTTATACGATTGCGTCTAACCAAGTAAATGCTATTCGGTTTATGACAGCGACAAGAACTTTAATTATTGGTACAGCAGGTGGTGAGTTTACAGTATCAGGAGGTGGAGTAGATAGTGCTGTTACACCAACTAACATATTAATTAAAAAACAATCTAATCATGGTGCAGCAAATGTAGATGCTATAGCTGTAGGTAACGCAACATTATTTTTACAAAGAGCTAAAAGAAAAATAAGAGAGTTAGCTTATAACTTTGATGTTGATGGTTACATTGCACCTGACATGACAATACTTGCTGAACATATTAGTGAAGGTGGACTAACACAAATGGCATATCAACAAGAACCTAATCAAGTTATTTATGCTGTAAGAGGTGATGGTGAACTTATAGGTTTAACTTATCAAAGAGAACAACAGGTTACAGCTTGGCATAGACATATCTTTGGTGGTGCTTTTGGATCAGGTAAAGCCGTATGTGAAAGTGTAGCTGTTATACCTACAGACGATACGGAGTATGAAGTTTATGTTATTGTTAAAAGAACTATTAATGGTGCTACAAGAAGATTTGTAGAGTACATTAATAACTTTGATTTTACAGAAACCGATAACACAACATTTAATTTTTTAGATAGTGCTTTAGCTTATAGTGGTTCGGCAGTTACAACGATTTCAGGCTTAGATCATCTTGAAGGACAAACAGTTTCAATCTTAGCAAATGGTGCAACACATCCTGACAAAACAGTATCGAATGGATCGATAACATTAGATCGTTCTTCGACTAATGTAAAAGTGGGTTTAAGTTACAGCTCAATCTTACAAACGATGAGACTTGATGCTGGTTCACAGAATGGTACATCACAAGGTAAGACAAAAAGAATATACGAAATCACTATAAGACTCTATGAGTCTGTTGGTGTAGAGGTAGGTGAATCTTTAGATAACATGGAACGAATACCTTTTAGAACATCATCTGATCCTATGGATCAAGGTATACCACCATTTACAGGAGATAAAGCTGTGGAGTTTAGAGGTAATTATGATACTGATGGTTTTATTTTTGTTAGACAAACTCAACCTTTACCTTTAACAATATTATCTTTATACCCAGAACTACAAACCAATGACTAAAAATTTATTACAAATAGTGCCTTATATCTCAACTCATGGTAAGATCATTCTTGCTAATCAAATGAACCACGTTCTTATGGATAAAGATGCACAATACGAAGGCGATGCTATGCAATTAGAACAGAATGGTTTAGCTTATACTTGTATGATTAATGATGAACCTATTGCATCTGCAGGTATGAAAATCATTTGGGATGGTGTGGCAGAAGGTTGGGTGTTGGCAACAAGTAAGGTTTGGAATCACCCGCTAGTTATTGCTAGAGCTATTAAGAAAAATTTTGCAAGACTAGCAAAAGAAAATAATATAAAAAGAGTACAAACAGCTGTAAGAGCTGACTTTAAAATAGGTTTAAAGTTTGCTTCATGGCTTGGTTTACAAAACGAAGGATTGATGAAACATTATGGTTTTGATGGTTCAGATCACTTCAGATATGCGAGGATTTTTTAAATGGGTTGGCAAGCAGCAGTAGTAGGAGCATTAGGTGCAGCACAAATACAACAACAAGGAGCTGTTGGTAAATATAATCAATCCATTGCTAATCGTAATGCTCAAGTTAAAGAACAAGAAGCTCAAATATTAGATGATAAATTAAATTTAGAACTCTCACAATTTGATAAAAAGTTTAGACAACTTCAAGGAAGTCAAGTAGTTCAAACTTTAAAATCTGGAGCAGAGTTTTCTGGATCAGCAAGAAACATACAATTATCAAATTTATATGAAGCAGAAGTTGAAAAAGATATTGCTAGATACAATACCGAAATAGGTAAAGCTAGAAAATTTGAAGAAGCTAACTTTGCTAGAATCTCTGGCGAAGTTGCTAGACAACAAGCAAGACTAGCACAATTAGGAACATTAACTCAAGTAGGAACAAGTTTATTAAGAATGGGAGATGTTACTTCATAATGCCAAAGATACCTACATTTACATCTAAAGGAACAATAACTGGTCAAGGACCAAGTGTTACGACTAATTTACAAATACCTTTAACACAAACTGTTGCTGGTGCTTTACAACCTATTTCAAAATATGTTGAGCAAGAATATATAAAAGAAAAAAAATTAGAAGAAAATAATAAAGTAGATAAATTAATAGCAGATTCATATAAAGATAATAAAGATGGTCCAGTTGGATTTTTAACTTTATCAAGTGAAACTGGAAAAAATGCTAATCCTTCCGATGCTTCTACTCTTTATGATGAAGGAACTAACAAATTATATAATTATTTATCTTCTACAAAAACAAATAATTTTTCAAGATTTGGTAAACAAATTTTTAAATCTAAATTTTATGCTTCAGCTGCACAACTTAAATCAAATGCTTTATTAGAATCAAGAAAAACTCAATTTAAAGAATCTTCTGATGTTGATAATGATTTTATAACACAAAAAACTATTGCTCTTTCTTCACTTCCTAATGGTTCTGGATTAGATCAATTATATGAAGTGATAGATCAAAGATTAGATTCTAATCCCTATTATGTTGAACAACCACAACTTAAAAAAAATGTTAAACAAAAGTATCAACAATTTTCTGCATCAGCTGTTGCAAATAAAATGCTATTAAACGAACCAAGTTTATTAAAAAAACAATTACAAGAAGGTAAATATAATATTTTAGAATCAAAAGATATAATTGAACTTTCTACTAAAGCAGATTTAGTAATTAAAGAACAAAAATTTTCAGCATTAACTAATGCTATATCTTCAGTTGGTGTAGGAGAAGTACCACCAAATGCTTTAAAACAAATTACTCAACAAACTATTTCAGGTAATTTTGCAGGTGATGTAAATCTACAAAACATTTACAATTCTTTAACAGATATAGAAAAAAAAGAATTTAGAAATTTTGCTGGTAAAAAAGCAAGAGAAAAAAGAAATGAGTTATTATTTGAAATTTCAGCAGAAGATGCTGCAATAAAATTAGAAACAGCTGAAGGTTTTAATAAAGCTCTTGCTGATGCTGATGTTGCAACAGGTTTAAATCAAAAAACTATTCAAGATATTTTTAGTAATAATTTAAACTTAAATACTCAACTAACAGATGTAAATACAAAAATTATTAATAACGCACAAGAAAAAATAATTATTCAATCTGATTTTGATTCAAATAATGCTATATCTGCTTTGATAGCAACTAATAAAATTAATAATGTTTCTGATAAATTTTTATTACCTAATGAGACAGAAGCTAAATCTATTTTAGAAAGATATGGAGAAACAGATTTAAACGATTTACAATATTATTCTAGTTTATTTGTACAACAAAACAAAAATCCTAAACAATTTTTAAAAACATTTGCTCCCTTTCATAGTTTTATAGATGAAACTAAATCTTTAATAAGTTCAGATGTTATTAAAATCTTAGATCCAAAAAGTTACAATAATAGTCTTACTAGATTTAGAGATGATATGTATTTATTATACATTCAAGGTATTAGTGAAGGGAAATCACCACTTCAATTATTAGATTATAAAGATAAAAATTTTATAGGAAAAGATTTTTTACAATATCAAACAGATAAAAATAAAATTTTTAAAAACATGATGGACAATGTAGAAAAAAAAGAAGTTGATGAATCTAAAAAAAAACTACCAGGAGAAAGTCCTTCAGAATATTTAAAAAGAATTAGTGAATAAGCATGGCAGATTTACAAACACAAACACAACAACTAAAACAAGGTGGTTTTAGTCAAGTTGAAATAAATAATTGGCAACAAGAAAAAGTAAAACAATTACAAGAAGGTGGTTTTACTCCTGAAGAAATTGTCAAAGATTTTGGATTTGAACCTGTTGATACTACAGCAATAAAAAAAATTTACGAAAAAGATTTAGCTATTCCTGAAATAGTTAATTATGATGAAATCGAAACAATACAGAGAGAAAATCCAGATGACAAAGGTTTCTTAGAAGCTGCTGTAGGAAAAAAATTAGATAATGTAGGAGAAAGAATTGCAGCTGGTTGGAATACAGGTGTTATAGATTTAATTCAAGAAGCTCATGGTATTCCTAATATAGATGGAACAAAAGAAGATGGAAAATATTTTAATGTTGATTTTCAAGATACAGGTTTTCTTGAAAGAAATATTACCAATGCAGCAAGAATTGTAAAAGATTTACCTTTATACTTTGGTGTTGGTGGTGCTTCTTTGTTTGCTACTCGTTCACCTAATGCTAGTATTTTTACTTCTGGTTTAGTAGTGGGTTCTATTAGAGAAACATATTTAGACATGAGAGAGAAAGGTCAGGTTGCTAATTGGAATAATTTTTGGGAAATTTTTAGAAACGAAGGAATTAAAGCTGGGTTAAAAGAAGGAACTCAACTTTTATCTGCTGCTAAACTTGGAGGATTAAGTAATAAATTTTTGCCACAATTAATAGGAAGAGTTGCAGGATTTGAAGGATCGGGTGCAATCATAGAAAGAGAATTGCCAAGTAAGGATCAATTAATAGATTCTGTAATTTTGTTTGGTGCATTTGGATTAGGAGAAAGAGGAGCAAAAAAAATTCCTAATATAATTAAAAAAACTAATCGTGATGCAGTTGATTTAGCTGCAGATTATAAGTTAGATAAATCTGTCAAGCAAGATTTAGCAAGTAAAAATTTAGAAATACCTAGAGCTATTAAAAGAACAGTAGAAGATATTACAGGTAAAAAAATAAAACTTGATGAAAAATTTTTAGAAGGTTTAGAGTTTCCTGAAGCTGTTAAATTAATATTATCTAAAACTAAATTTGAAAAACCAAAAGATGTGACAGATGTTAAAAATACTTTAACAAGATTATTTATAGATAGGTTACATCCTATATTAAGATTAGTACAAAGAGTTGAAAGTACAAAAAATACTAAAGGTCAATTAAATGTTTATGAGCAATTTAGAATATTAGTTGGTATGACAAATAGAGGAGGTTCTTTTATTGATAGAGCAACTCAAACAGTTAATCTTGAAAATAAAGGTAAACCTCTAAAACAAGTATTAGAACCATTAAAATTTGAAGGTAATAAAAAATTAAATGAACAAGGTATTAAAAAACAATATGCTGAACTTAATGCTTATCTTATTGCAAGAAGAGCTTTAGAATATGATAGAAGAGGTTTTAAACATCCTTTTGATTCACAAGCAGCAAAAGAAACAATACAAATTTTAAAAAATAAATATGATCCTATTGCAAAAGAAATAGACGTTTATAATAGACAGCTTCTTGAGTATGCAAGAGATTTAAAATTAATAGATAAACAAGCATTTGATGCAATGGTAGAAGCTAATAAAAGTTATGTTCCATTTTCAAGAGTTTTAGAAACTGTAAAAGGAGAAAAACCTTCTAAGTATGGTGGAGTATCAAATCCATTTAAAAGAATTAAAGGTGATGAAACTCTTAAAGTATTTGATCCTATTGAAACAATATATTCTAATACTTTTAAAATAGTAAAACTTGCCGAAAGAAATAATGCCTTAATTAAATTTTTTGATTTTGTAGAAAAAAATAAATCTTCATTTCCAGATATTAATAAAAAAATAGAAACAAAACAAACAAAGATAGAAAGAAAAGAATTAGAAAAAGTATTAGATGATCCATCTGCTATTAATGATGCTGCAATTGAAAATTTTAAAGTATTTAGAAAATCATTTGTAAAACCAGATGGTTCTTCAGTTACAGTATATCGTAATGGAAAATATGAAGTTTGGGATGTGGGTAAAGAACTAGCAGATTCTTTATCGGAATTTAATCCTCAAGAAATGGGAGTTATTATTAGAGCTATTGGAACTCCTGCTAGACTTCTTCGTGCTGGTGCTACTACATCACCAGACTTTGTGTTTTCAAATATTGGAAGAGATACAGTTCTTGGAGCTGTATTTAGTAAGAGTGGATTTATACCTGTATGGAGTTCATTAGAAGGAGGTTTAACCATGCTTCTTGGAAAGACAGGTGTAAGTAAAAAAGCTAAAAAAATTATGGAAGATTGGGAAAAATCTGGTGGTATGCAATCAACTCTTATTTCTTTAGATAGAATGGTTAATGATAAAAGTGCATTTAAAATTTTAAATGGACAACAGATAAGAAATAAAGTTTTTAATCCTTTAGAAATACTAAGAACATTATCAGAGATTGGTGAGAATATAACTAGATTGGGAGAGTTTCAAAAAGCATATAAAAAAGCTGGTAAAGAAGGACTCAAAGGTAGAGAACAAATAGAAAGAGCTGGATTTGAATCAAGAGATATTACAATAGATTACGCAAAAATGGGTGCGTACATGAAAGGTGTTAATGCGGTGTCTGCTTTCTATAATGCAAGAGTTCAAGGTTATGTTAAAATTTATGATGGTTTTAAACAAAGACCTGGTCGAACAATAGCTACAATCACAGCAGGTATCATTATGCCTTCAGTATATTTTTGGTTTGCAAACAGAGATAATGAAATTTATCAAAGACAACCACAATGGGTGAAAGATAATTATTGGGTAGTTGTTGTAGGAGATACACCTTATAGAATACCAAAACCTTTTGATCTTGGAGTTGTATTTGGAACTGGTATGGAACAATTTTTAGATTATTGGTATGGTAATGAAGCTAATGCAAAAAATGATTTATCAAGATTTGTTACAGAATTTGTTAGTTCACAATTAAGAAACTTAAATCCTTTGCCTACAATTTTAGTTCCTCCAATAGAACAAAAAACTAATTATAGTATATTTAAAGGTAAACCTTTAGTTCCAGATTATATGGATAGACAGTTATTAGGACCATATCAATTTAATCCCTACACAACTGAAACATCTAAATTATTATCAAGAACTTTAGCAGCGATGATTGGAGATCATAATGCACCATCACCAATAGTTATTGATAACTATATAAAAGGTTGGACTGGTGGATTAGGTAATTATTTTATGATGGCATTAGATAAAGCATTAATTGAAACTGGCATAATAGATGATCCTATTAGACCAACAGATTCATTAACTAAAATACCAGGATTAAGAGCATTTAATTTAAGAGATCCGAGTATGCAATCAGAGTTTATTACTGATTTTTATGAAGAATATAAAAAATATAAAAAATATAAACCAACTATTGAAAAACTTAAAAAAGATGGAGATTTTAAGGAAGCAGCAAAACTAGCAAAAAGAAAAAAATTAATAGATAAAAATATAGCTGTATTAGAAAGATATAAAACTATTATAGACCAACATAACGAATATGTTAGAAAAGCATTTAATATGAAAAATGTAGACCCAGATCAGAAACAACAAATAATAGATGATATGGTTTTTATGAGTATTAAGATGGCTCAAGAAGCATTAAAAATATTGTATTACGAGCCTAATAATGATAGTTGATAAAATGAAGGATAAATAATATAGACATTTAATATGACAATATCATCAACAACAGTAAAAAATTCATATTCAGGCAATGGTAGTAATGACACCTTTGTTTATGGTTTTAAGATATTTGCCAATACAGATTTACAAGTTATCATTAGGTCTGCTGCAGGAACAGAGACAACCAAAACTTTAACAACTCATTATACAGTCACAGGTGTAGGTAGTTCTTCAGGAGGTAATGTCGTATTTACTGCAGGCAATATTCCTACTGCCACAGAGACAGTTGTTTTAATTAGGAATGTCCCGCAAACTCAAGCGATAGATTATATCGCTAATGATCCATTCCCTGCGGAGACACACGAAGAGGGTTTGGATCGTGCAACCATGACAACACAACAAGTTCAAGAAGAACTTAATCGATCCATAAAACTTTCAAGAACGAACACGATGACCTCTACAGAATTTACTGTGGGTGCAACAGATAGAGCTAATAAAGTTTTAGCTTTTGATTCTTCAGGAGAACTTTCAGTTACTCAAGAACTAGGAACTTTCAAAGGAACTGATGCTACTGTAACTACTGCAGCTTATGTACAAAGAGATATTATTAAATCAACAACCACAGCTCAACTTAACAATATTTATATTTGTGTAGCTGATTCTGTTGTTGGAGATAGTTTAACAGACACAGATCATTTTCAATTATTAGTCGATGCTGTATCAGCAGCAACTTCGGCTACCGCTGCAGCGACAAGTGCAACAGCTTCTGCTAATTCAGCTACTGCTTCTGCTTCATCTGCATCAACAGCTTCTACACAAGCATCTAATGCTTCTACATCTGCATCTACTGCATCAACACAAGCAACCAACGCAGCTAATTCTGCTACTGCCGCAGCATCAAGTGCTTCAGATGCCGCTGCATCTTTTGATAGTTTTGATGATACTTATTTAGGAGCTAAATCTTCAGCTCCATCTGTTGACAATGATGGTAACGCATTAGCAACGGGTGCATTATATTTCAATTCATCTACAGGAGCTTTGAATGTTTGGTCAGGGTCTGCATGGATAGCAATACAATCAGATACAGATGTCAAAGTTTCAGTATCAGCGAATGATACAACACCTAACTTCTTACTTGCAAAATTAACTGCTGGAACAAATATTAGTTTAACAGAAACTAATGATGGCGGTAACGAAACAATAACAATAACTAATACAGGGGAAGATCCAACAGCTCTTGCAATAGCATTAGGATAAGTATAAAAGAAAAAAGGAGATATAAATGGCAAACACTTTTAAAGCAATCAACTTCGCAGCAGAACCCGCTTCAGCAGGTACACCTTATGTTATGTATACAGCAGCAGGAAGTACAACAACTGTAGTTCTTGGTCTTGTTCTAGCTAACATTCATACAACAGCAGTAACAGTTGAAGTAGAACACGTTAGTACAACATCAAACAGAGGTGGAGCAAACAATGTTGCTAATGGTACATCGTTTTTAGTTAAAGATGTAACGATACCAACAGGAAGCTCATTAGAAGTTTTATCAGGTTCTAAAGTAATTTTAGAAGCTGGAGATAAAATTCAAATTGATTGTTCAGTTGCTGATAAAGTATCAGGAACATTATCAGTCATGGAAATAACATAGGAGTTTTAATTGGCTTATATAGGTTCACAACCAGCAAACAAACCAGTAGTTGCAAGTGATTTAGACCCAGCAGTTATTACTGGTCAAACAGCTTTAGCGGTTTCTCCAGCAGATACTGATGAATTTATTTTATCCGATGCTGGTACACTTAAAAGAATTGATTACAGTTTAATTAAAGGTGGTGGAGCTTTTACAAAATTAATTACTACAACAGCATCAAATTCTTCTACTATTGAATTTACTAGCACATATCTTACTACAGCTTATCAAGATTATATGGTTGTTTGTTCAGGTCTAAGACCATCAACAGACGGAGGACAAGATTTATATATGAGAGTAAGTGTAGATGGCGGTAGTAGTTTCAAATCAGGTAGTGATTATGTTTATGGTCTAGATGGAGAAGATCAAAGTAGTGAATTTGAAACAGATTCAAGTGCTGGAACTACACAATTTCTTCTTAATAACAATCAGTTTGGTGCTAGTACAGGCGAAGTTGGAAGCACAACTTTACATTTATTTGATCCTTTAAATCAAAATAGTGATAATCAATATTTTCATTTTACTATGAGTACAGTAAATTTAAATGCTAGTAGTGCCACATTATCACAATCACATGGTGGCGGTGCATATAAAGAAAGTGGTTCAGAAAATGATCCTATAAATGGATTACAATTTTATTTTGCATCAGGAAATATTAGTTCGGGAAAAATAACTTTATACGGGAGAGCAACATAAGGAATAAATTATGGCATATATAGGTAAACAACCAGTAGTAGGAAACTTTCAAAAGTGTGACGCAATATCAGTAGTTAATGGTCAAGCAGCATACACATTGCAAGTAGGTGGAACTAATGTCGTTCCTGAAAGCGTTAATCATATGCTAGTATCTTTAAATGGTGTACTTCAAGCACCAACAGATTCATTTACTGTATCAGGTTCAACATTAACTTTTGCTTCTAACCTAGCAACAGGTGATGTCATAGACTTTGTAATGATACTTGGTAATGTTTTAGATTTAGGAGTACCATCAGACAATACAGTAACTGCTGCTAAATTAAATAATGATATTATTTCAGGTCAAACTGCTTTGGCTTCTGAACCAGCTGACACAGATGAGTTCTTAGTTAGTGATGCTGGGGTATTAAAAAGAATAGACTACTCACTTATAAAAGGTGGTGGTGGATTAATTCATTTACAAACTCAAAATATAACAAGTGGTGTTTCTTCAGTAGATTTTACATCAGGAATTGATGGTACATATAATGCTTATCAACTCATGATTTCAGATTTAAAAACAGCAAGTGATGATGTGCAAATTTTTATTAGAACAGGTGATCCAACTGAAGGTGGTTTTTACAGTAATAATTATGGTAGAGCATCTATTGGTAGAGATAGTGCTGGAAGTACACAAGTAGCAAGTGGAAATGGTAGTGGTAATTTAGGTGTTAATATAACAATTCCAAATCTCGGCAATGCTTCTGATGAATGTTTAAATGCTACAGCTTATATAGGAAAAACAACTCAAACTGATACACATAAATTAATTTATGGTCAAGCTTCTTATGTTCAAAGTAATGGTGGATTTAATTTAAGTAACTTTTGTGGTGGTCAGCAAAACCAAGTTCGTGCAATAGATAGAATTCAAGTTATTGCAAGTTCAGGAAATATTGATAGAGGTAACTTTACACTCTTTGGTGTAGCAAATAGTTAGGAGTAAAAAATGGCTCTTAACTTTGCTAACAACAATTCCTTATCAGCAATCACAACAATACCAGCTAGTATTAGTGGTGGTGGATTAAATTTAATATCTACACAGACAGCTAGTGGTAGTTCAACAATAGATTTTACAAGTGGAATAGACTCAACATATAAAGAATATATTTTTAAATACTATAATGTTCACCCATCAACTGGTGCTAGTTTATATATGAACTTATCAGCAGATGGTGGAAGCAACTATAATGTTACAAAAACATCTACTGCTTTTAGAGCATTTCATCAAGAAGATGATGGTGGTGCTTCATTAACTTACTTAACAGGATATGATTTAGCACAAGGTACAGGTTCACAAAGAATATCAGGTGCTATAAATGCGTCTAATGCAGACGAAAGTTGTTCAGGTACTTTACATTTATTCGATCCAAGCAACACAACATTCGTAAAACATTTTTTAAGTGTTACAAACGCATACGGAGAAAGTGTGTATTCTCATCAATTATTTATAGGTGGGTATGGAAACACAACATCAGCTATCAATGCTGTACAATTTTCATTTAACACAGGTAATATAGATTCAGGAACTTTTAAATTATATGGCGTTAGTTAAATACAATAACAATTCTATATCTGCTGTTACTGCTTTAGATAGCATAGCAAGTGGTTCTTTAAATTTAATTAAAACAACAACAGCATCAGGTGTTTCTAATGTTGATTTAAATCATGGAAGTAGTGGAGTTGTATTAGATGGAACATACGATACTTATTTATTCAAACTAATTAATATTCATGTATCTAATAATGCAGTAGATTTTAGTGTAAATTTTAGCACAGATAACCAATCAACTGCGGCAGTTAAAACTACTACTCATTTTATGGCTTATCACAATGAAAGTGGCTCTTCTACCTCTTTAGAATATAGAGCTGGTAATGATGTAGCGAATGCGGCTGGTGATGCTAATTTAGCAGATAATGTTGGTAATCACTCTGACGCAAGTTTAAGTGGTGAACTTTTTTTGTTCTCACCTTCAAATACTACTTTTGTAAAACATTTTTTAGCAAAAGTGAATTTTATGGAACAAGATAGCACACCTTATACAATGAATGCTTATTCTGCTGGATATGTTAATGTTACTGCGGCAGTTAATTCTGTGAGATTTTTAACATCTGCTGGAACATTTGACGGAACAATAAAATTATATGGATTAAGTAAATCATGAGTATAATTAAATTAAATAATAGAGCAGTAAAAGATGCAACAGCAGTTGGTTCAACAACACAATTAGGTAATTTAGTTTTTATATCTAAACAAACTGCCAGTTCATCTGCTAGTGTTAGCTTCACATCAGGTATTGATAGCACCTACAAAGAATACATATTTTATTTTAATAATATTCACCCAGCTACAAACGCTCAAGGTTTTTTTTTCAACGGAAGCACAGATGGTGGAAGCAATTACAATGTTACAAAAACTACAAGTCTTTTTCGTAATAGACACAAAGAAGATGGTAGTAATGGCGAACAAACTTATGATACTTCAAGAGACATAGCACAAGGCACAGGTGGTGCATACCTAAATGCACTTTTAAGCAATGATGCTGATGGATCTTTATCAGGATATTTACATTTATTTGATCCGAGCAACACAACTTTTGTAAAGCATTTTATTTCAGTAACTAATGAAATGAATTTATATGGTGATAGTTCAGTAGGAACTCACAACGTTTTTGTTGGTGGATATTTTAATACTACAAGTGCTATTAACGCAGTAAATTTTGCAATGGAATCAGGAAATATAGACGCTGGAACAATCTCACTTTACGGAGTAGCTTAATTATGATACTAACACAAACACAAGGAGAAAAATATGGCAAGATACAAAATGGTAAATGGAGAAAGAATCCAATTTACAGCAGAAGAAGAAGCAGCTAGAGACGCAGAAGAAGC